AACCCGGCTCATCAACTGACGCCCGAACGGGTCGAGCATCATGTCAAATAAGTCAAACTTGGCCTTATGCAGAAGTGTGCGTAAATGCGCGTCAGCGCGAGATGCATCCATCATAAAATACGCGGGATCTGCAAAGTGCGAACCAGCCCGTACTATAAGAGCAAAGGTATCACTTGTATTAAGGCCCTTCCCAAAACACTTCATGTCTAGGGACGGAGTGCCGAACCTTGGAAGGCGGCAGTTATAAAACCGATTCTCAATGGGGCCGATAAAACGACGGCAATATAAATTGCCCCGGCGATCCATTGGACTAACTACACGAGCTTCGGGAAAAACAGGGTGAAGACAATCAACTATTGATTCAATGAACTGAAAATATTCGGGGGAAAATTTTACAACTTTCGTACCCTCATTTTTGATGAACCATAGGATATTAAACCATCGAGAATCGAAGGCTTCAAGCATCATTTGATACAACGCTTGCTTGTTTTTCTCACGAAGTGCTCCTTTGCAAACTTCATTCGTGTAGAACTCTTGCTCCTCCGGTGGAATGTTCCAGAAGAAAGCACGGCTCTTACGACTAAGCTTTACGAATAAATTCAGTAACGCTTTACCAGTTTCAGTCTCATTCGCTTTCCTAACGAAGAGGACGCGATTAACAACGGCTAACAAGGCCACGGACTGACAGGTATGTCGTAGATTTAAGACTAAACCTCGGAACTGATGACACACATCAAGGTCTAGAATGACGGAATGAGGGTCCGTCTCACAATCGCGCGCATCTACCTCATAAGAAGCTCCAGGTTCGAGCTCTCGAAAAGGCAACTTATGTTTATATTTGCAAAAACACATAGTTGGGTAGACCGCGCGAGTCGCCTAATAAGTAGGCCCATTCGTTCGGTAGCCAGAAGTGCACAAAAACCAGTTAAGAGCCTTCATCGGGCTACCAAATCCTTGGAATTGGTACTGGAAAATGTCACTAGCCGTGAACGAATGTATGAGCATCGTAGTTAATTTAACCAATTTACGATGCTCACTCTCACTCAAGCACAAATCCTCCGGAGTCCCATCAGGATCTTCCGCATGCTGCTTTTGAATCCAAGCAGCACCGAGTACACTAAGTACTCTCTTCTGTGCAAGAGCCGTCTCCTTGAGGAGATCCAATGGTTTACCTTGTTCGGTAGCCATCGAAACGAACGTCGTACAAATAAAATTGTACAACGAACCATACCACCATGCGGGAACTTGAAGTTCAACCATGTACTGTCGAATAAGTTGATCGAGATTGTACCTACCTGAATAGAAATGGATCATAAACATCATGAACACCCCTCCGAAAAAGAATGAACTAGAAATTAATGACCTACAGATTTGTGCAACCATATGAGCAAAAGTAGCCTCATAACAGTAAGTGTAGTGGTAACCGGGAGTTAACAACCAATTGACAAATTGTAACATGGTCAAAATACCGAAGTACGAGACCAAATTGTCAAATGCGTCAGTCATGAAGAGGGTGAACAACCTCGACACAAAACCCGGAACGCAGAAGAAAACCCACCGTGTAAGTCTGTATGAACAAACGGCAAGTAAACCTCCCACGAGGTGGAGTCTGGGTAAAATCGTCCAGACTAAAAGTGCAATAATATATACACCATAACCACCCTCCTCTGCTGCGTAATACTTCAAAGTATTTACAAAACAAAAATACGCAAAACAGAGGGCAATGAGAACGCGACCACGTCCATACACACCACCAAATATAAACAACCAAGGTAATAACAAAAGCAACGTAATGTACTCGAGAGTATAAAATCGTTGTAAGAAATGTACAGAAAGTAATTTTGGTAAGTAGTGGGTAATGAAATAATGGTGAAGCGAATTACTAGTAACAGGGACAAGGTCAAAACCTAACCAGTAATTTGAAAGCGGGTTGAAGATAGAAGCGAATTGCTCTCTGACAAGAATCGGGAACTCTGCAATATACAATATCCGATTCATACCAGTGTGCAGGATTTGATCCTGCACTCCCCTAGGTACCCCAAGTAGCCTGACCAACGGTGTATTGTCAATGAGCTGACAACTACGGAATTGGACATCAAAATGACTAACATGCACACGGACGGACACGATGATCCACAAAATCCATAACACGAAAGCCACGGACACGAACGTCTTAAAGTTCAATGCCCAGGCAAAAATAGGGTAAGGGTAAGGTTCGCTATGGACGAATTGATCATCCACTTCCTCATCACTATCACTCTCATCGTTTTCGCGGACCACACCTCTATTGATGGGGGGGTACGGCGCGAACATGCCCAAATCTTGATTCCTGATCGGAATACAGAAGGGCGCATCACTGGACTGATCGTCCACTTCTACTTTTGTGGTAGAAGGATGCTCGGGCGGCACATCTTCCGAAAAACTCGGGGACGCACCGGCATCAGTGGAAAAAGTGAGAATAGCTTCCTCACAACATTCTTGGTCGAATGAAACCACACACAAAACCGTCTTAATACGGTTGTCCTCATCAATAAAGAGGATGCGCTTGGTCAGCACAGGGTGATTTTGGATTTGCAGAGTCTTGAAAGACATTTCTGTCTGACTCCACTTTGCGTTCTTAAAAACAACATCATTGTAGAAAGGACTGATCTCCTCTAACAAGATACGAACGCAGCCGCCTGGATCGTGCGGATTGTCGAGTACTTCGATCTTAATCCGTTGGCGAACTCGAATACCACCTCGGAGGTCCGTACGGAACTCGTCAAGGGTAGTACAGCCGTTACGTTTAAACGGCTCTGGACCATAGGGACCATCGGTAGATTGCCGAGGGCCCCGTCCAGTTGGGCGGGCAGGTCCGCTACTTGCATGGGTGCCTGGTGCTCTTGCCCCAAAATCGGCCTTTTTATCGGCGTCACGGCTGGGTTGAGTCTGACCAGCATTGCCATGCTTCGCAGTACGAGGAGCCTTGTTTGTCGCGTGCTCGGGCGCATTAAACTTAGTTTTCTTAGACATGGTTTAATAAACGTAAAAAGAAAATAAGACAATAAAACCATAACAATGAATACGAACATCTTCCGCATTCGCGTTACATAGTCGTAGGTAGTACTGCCACCGCTCCACTAAAAGGGGTGCTTTAGGGCCCCAAGATTGGTCAAACCATTTATGACCACCCCCCAAACAAAACAAACGTAGTGAGTTATCCATAAGGACAGACATAGCGACGTTCCGTCGAAGAACACCTGGTCCTTTAACCGACGGGTCTACTATGATGACTTTGCGTATAGTAAAGTTGGGCTTGTGCGCATGGAGCGCAACGCGCCGGGGTGAGCGGTGAAACCGCCCCGGCCAGTCTTACAGCACAGATCGTGCCTGCCTTACTGTATAATTGGGTCGAAACCCAAGGGAATGTCCAAT